AACATCATTACGTTCTGTTTTTAATTCTAATGCTTTACGCAATAACTCAGTAACAGCATACACAGACTTTCCCCAACGTCTATGTGATACACAAATTTTAAATCTTTTATTATTCTGATGTAGTTTTGCCTGTAATGGTCTAGGCGTATAGGGTATTGTAATATGCATTTACGCTTTTTTCTTAAACCCTTTTTTCATACTAGCATACGCTTTAGGTGATATAGTAGATTTACTTTTAGGTCTACTTATTCCTTTTTTTCTTCTAGCATTTATATTTGCATATAATCCACGTCTTGCCATATTACCCTCCTTAAGATTTTTTATGTCTGTTTGCAAAGTTTCTAGCAGACTCTGCATTTCTAAATCCCCATTTTTTTAAAGCCAACGCTTTACGAGTAGGATTACCTTTTGCATCTTTCATTGGTCCTTTCATACCACCAAAGCGTGCTGCAAATGATATTCTTCTTGGATTTGTGCCTTTATTTAATGGAGCTTTTAAATTACTGCCAGTTGTTCTATTTAAATGTGCTCTACCTTTAGCCGATAAACCGCCACTTGGACTTTTATGAATTTTTTTCATCTATAACTGTCCCTTCAGCTTCTATTGTCTTCATATTTTTTGGTGGGTCAAGTGAAAAACTAACAGAAATAGCATTTGGCAATCCTTCATGCTCTACTTTTTCTGTAAATCCTGCTTTAGTTTTAGCTAAAAATATAGCTGATATAGTATCGCCTTTCATAGCTTTAGTGTATAATTTACTACCTAAAGACATAACTAATCTTTCTTTGCCAGTTTCTAAAGCGTGTGAAAAATGCTTTCTTAATGTTTTAGGACTACATCCTACTAATTTAGCTATCTGCACATGATTTAATCCAAACGCCACACCTAAAGAACAAACTCTTTCTGTTTCAGGTGTTGGTTCAAATTTTGGTCTACCCATTTCTGCCATTATAATACCTTATATTAAATATTAATTATTTTAATTAACTCATTGTTTTTATTATGTAATATTTACTTTAAATTTATTCCAATTTATTTTTGCGTCATACCTTTCTTCCCCATTATTATTTTTTATCTGTAAATTTACTAAATTTTTTCCCCATTTTTTAGCTAATTTTATTGACATTTCTTTTTCTAAATTTAATTTATTGTATATTTCATGTAAACCACCTTTATTAGCTCCAAAGGTAGGGCAACTAAAAGACAATTTCAAGCATCTCATAATATAATTTTTTTTACTCAATATTTGTAAAGCTATATCTCTATCTCCTTTTAACTGAAAATTTAGATCATAATTTACATTTAAAGTGCGTTCTTTATTAAAACAAACACAACAATCGGCATAACCATTTAATCTAAAATCTTTTTTTTGACTCCAAGAATATTGTTGATATTCTAAAGCTCCTAAACTAATAGGCATTAAATTAAAAAAATTTTGCGCTTCATATAATGCTTGCTCTGGTGGTATTTTATGATTTTTATTATTATTAGACTTAAAAAAATTTGATATATCGTCATCTATTACCCAATACCAAAGTTCTTTTTGTTGTTCAGCATATTTTTTTGTAAAATTTCTAGCATAATATAAACCTTGATTATTTTTTTCTAATTTAATAATATTATAAAATTTATTCCATTTTTTATATTTATTTTCATCTTGCGGTTCTATAATAATAAATTTTTTTGTTTTTAAATTTTTTATTAATTCTAAAAGTTTTCCTTCAGGTCTGTTTTTTGATGCAATATAAATAGGGTGTATTTCATTATTCATTTATTTAACCCTTTAAAATTTTTTCTATTTTTAACTATTATTAATTCTTCATCTTTACTACCACATTTAGACATATTTTTTCTATAATAACAAACGATACTTACTCTTTCATATGGTTTTTTAGCTGTTATAGGTAGATTACCATGCCATTCATGCACATTAAAAAAGCATACATCAGTGTTTCTAACATTAAAACCTACCCCATATCTAGGCAAACAAGTTTCTCCGCCTTTATAATCTCCTGCTTGTAAAACTGCTATATTGCCTAAACCTTTTTCATAATCTCCTGCATCTGTATGTATAGCTGTCCTAAAATTTTTATTAACTGTAATAGTTGTAAAAACAGTATCTTCTATTAAAAAATCTTTATTAGTTTTATTAGCTATATCATATTGTGCTTGCCACCTATCTGGGCAGGCTTTTTTAAATTCTTTAGATATAGCTTGTATATATGCTTTTGATTTTTGAAAATTAGGCATATTTTTATCAGTCCATGCTGTTTGCCTACAATAAGGAAACCTTACATTCCTATCAAAATATCCTACTATACCACTATTAACTTGATTTGCTCTAGCAACACTATCTAAAGTTCCATCTTTTTTAACTACTGTAAACCTTTTTTGAGGTTTGCCTGAACTTAACATTTGACCATTAATGCTAGTATTATCACTAGGAGTATGAAAACCAGCTGCGTCTCCCCTGTTATTTGTCCCTGTAGCTGCCGACCTTAAAGCATAATATGCTCTTTTACATAAATTAGCTGGTATTACATTTTTTCTAAAAAAAAATAAAGGTTCGCCGTTTTCATCATAGGCATCACAATCATAATCTATAATATGATTTATTTCATTAGTTTCTACAAAAGTGCCTGACCTTTTACTAAATTCTTTATAGGATTGTTTAGCTTTTACTTTTAATAGTTTTGCTGGCATCTTCTATAACCTTATATACAACGTCAGATAAATTATCTAATTTATAAAAAGATTGCAACTCTTTAGCCATATTTCTAAATCGTTCTTCTGTTTCTGTATTATAAAATAACTGTACTAGCTTAACATTACTAGGAGCATAATCTGTAATATCATCAACATCATTATCTTCTTCATCATCTACTTCTGAAGCAAAACTTAATAATTGGTCAGCCGTTATTTTATTTATTTCGCCTAAATCAAAACCTGTTAACGTCATATCAAAATCTAAATCGCCTATAGCTATAAGTTCATCTTTTAATAAACCTGTGTCCCAATCAGCTATTTCTGCTGATTTATTATCCATTATTCTATAAGATTTTTTTTGTGCTTCACTTAATCCTTTAGCTATATGTACTGGTACTTTTTTTAATTGTAATTCTAATGATGCTGCTAAACGAGTATGCCCAGCTAATATAACCATATCTTCATCAACGACTATAGGTTGCCTAAAACCATATTCTCTTAGGCTTTGTTTTATTTTAGCAACGGCATTCTTATTAATCCTTGGGTTCTTTTCATAATTTTTTAATGAACTAGGTTTTAATAATTGTATTTCCATAAAATTTATGTAACATAATAAATTACTTTATGTCAACTTTCTTTATTTAACCTCCTTAATAAAAAGATATTTATCAGTATGGAGATTAAATTTTTCTCTTGCATATTCATCTATTTCAATTTTATCTACTTCTTTAATACCAGAACTATGGTAAAAATGTATTGTTTTACTTTTTGTACTAACATTAGAATTAGTAATATAAGGCACAAACCAACTAATTTCCCAAGTTCTTAAATATTCTTTTGCCATTTTAGACCTCCTTTTTTGTAATAACATTTGGATTAGATTCTTTTGTATCTAAAGTATTAAATTTCCATGCTATACTTTGTTTATATGGAATTGGTTTTTTTATTTTATAACCAGCAATTTTAAATACATTATCTAAATTAACCATTATAGATATATACTCAATCTTCTTAAATATATCTTTAGCTTTATTTCTTATTTCATTATGGTCATAAAATTCTTCTCTGTTTTCTTCAGATTCCAGAATATAATTTTTAACATCAGAAATACTTTGAATAAAATCTTTAGTGGTTAATGGTACTGTTTTAACTTTTCTCATTAGACTCTCCTTTTAAATTATAGTTTTAAATTATAGTTACTTATACTATATCATACTATTTACAAATTGTAAAGTATTAAATAAAAAAAAATATTATATTATTATTATGGCGTATTAGTTGTTTATTAGTATATTGGTTATATTACTTTACCCCTGCCCCTGCGCTACCCCCCAAAGCGTTTTGAATTTAAATTTTAGAAACGAAAAAGTTAGAAGGGTCCCCTAACCTCCTGCGAGCGAAGCGAGCCAATCTTCTCATCAGTCCCGCAGGGAACCGATCTAGTTTAGGATTTAATAGGTCTACAAGGAGCAACAGTAACGAGTAGGGTTATATTATATGTTATAACCTACCTTAAAGAAACAAGAGAGCAGGCTTTCATGCCTTAATTTCTTCTTGCCCCGCAGGGAAACTTTTCCGTACAGTACTATCTTCACTTTTCTAGCGAGAGCTGAGAGTCCTTTTATGAGCTATTAAATATGAAAATAAAAAGAATTTTGTTCCCTTCGGGGAAGAAAGAAAACAAAAGAACAGATTACTCTCATAAGGTTTTTGCTATACTTACCTATCCTGTACTATAACAAAGTCTTCTGAGTCCTCCTTTTCCGACCTTTAAAGTCCTTTTTAAAAAGATTTCGGTTCTCCTTCGGAGAGTTTCGGTTCCACTGCGTGGACCATAGACAAGACAAGAGTGCCTTTCATTAATAAAATATAATATGCCCTTTTTTATTGGGGTATTTACACATATTCTATAGTTAACACTCATAACTAATCAACCCTGCGTATTTAATATATTATTAGCTTTTATATGGTCTTTATTATCATCAATAGAACTAAACTTATCAATTACTTTAGTATTACT